GTTCTTGCCGCAATCACAACCTTCGGTGTTAACGGTTGTATATCTGACGATGTTTTGTCGTTGCTTTCTAGCTACAGATACAGCACCGTTACTGCTCGGTACAAACAACTCAAAGAGAAAGGGTTGATCCGAGTGGACAGTCGCAAACGCAAGGGGCAATCAGGCCGCAAGCAATTTGTCATGTGGGCCACACCATTTTATGAAGAGGAATCCAATGCCTAGAAATAAAAAAGAGAGCTTCACAGAAATGCTCATAAACAATTACAGCCAAGTAATTGATGGCAAGACTTATCGAGTGCCACAGCACAAGCGCAACCCCGCAGGTTCAGATAAGTTTTATTCTGCTCAAAAGCAAAAGGATGGCAAGGCTTGGAAACTAGCTACAAAGCATCTGCCTGATGATGCCTTTGCAGATAATGTTCCTGATGATATCGACAGTCATGGTCGAGTAAGTTGGCGAAGTCCATTCGTTGATACTTGACTATCACTGCAACAACGCAGATGATGGGGCCATGCAAAGTTATTTAGAAATCCTCAAAGAAAAATCTGCGGCGTCTGGCGTCTCATTAAAGAAGGCGTTCATTCATTCTGGAGTGCGTGACTCAACGTACTATCGTGCTATACACGGTAACAATCTCCGGCATGAAACAGCTAATCGTGTGGAACAGTCGATTGAAAAACTTCACGCACTTCAAGAACGAGACAAGCGTTCCTGATACATATCAAGAGATCATACTTAGCTTNGTTGCAGAACGTAACAAGCTAGGTATATCTCAAGAAGAATTGGCACACAGAATAGGTTGCGCCAAGTCGCTGGTTCACAAATGGGAGCAGTACAAACGAGTGCCCTCTGGGTTTTTGTTTAGCTGTTGGTTAGAAGCTCTTGGCCTCACGATCAAAATCCACAAGCAAAAAACTAAGAAGCGGTAGGTCATGCAAGTGTGATGCTTGCTCGACTAAGACACCTTGGTTTGTTTGCATATTAGCTACAGAAAATCCAGCAACATACCACACGGTATGNCTTGACTGCTATGAGGAGGACAAATGGCAAACAAGAATCGCGCAAAAGGCGACTACCACGAAAGGTACTTCGTCAAGTGGCTACAAAAAATCGGCTTCAAAGCAAAGAGGCAACCCCTCTCAGGTGCATTGGGAGGNGAGTATAGCGGAGACATCATCTGGCAANTCGGAGAAGAACGATTGGTGGTGGAAGTAAAGTACCGTGATAAGTCTGGCTTCCCTAATCCATTCACTGTTGTTCGTGATGTTCTGTTTTATAAACGCAAGGAAGGTAAGCCAAAGACTTTAATTATATTTGACGGTGATGTCTTTGAAGAAAAGATAGCACCACTGCTTAAGGAGAACCAAAATGTCATTCCTACTGATGGCGAGGGCAATCAAATCTAACATCCCTGATTGCTATGCTAAATGGTTGATGGTCGTGCTAGCTGACCACGCCAATGAAGACACTCACGAATGCTGGCCCAGCTTGCAACGACTTGCTGACCGCACACAAATGAGCGTNCCAACAATAACTAGAAAGCTCAACTGGCTAGAAGATCAGGGCTATTTATCTAGGGTTCGTGGATCTAGCCAGAGATCCACACGCTACACCATCTTCCCTCTAACTGTTGCAGACAGAAACACCACTGTTGCACACAGCAACACAGCTATTGCAGAGGGAAACACTAACCTATCAGATAACCCTCCAGTAAATAAAAAGAAGTTGGTGCCAGAAGATTGGGAACCAAGCGAGGAGTTATGCAAGTCGATAGATCTTAAGCTACAGGAGAACCAAGACCATGAGTATGAAACCGATCAATTCCGTTGTTACCATGCCAGCAAAGGCAGTCGATTCTCAAACATCGAACTCGCTTATCGAGGCTGGTGTCGCCGCGCCTTTAAGTGGAGAGCAGAGAAAGGCCGGAGTTACGCGGCTCTTACAGGTAAAGGATCCGGCAAAGGTGGACAAAAATCTAGTCACTTCGCTGGAATCTTATCTGGGATTTCCGGTCAGGCAGATTAGCCGCACTGTCTTCAAAGANAGCAGTGTTGATATTATTGTCAAAGGCTACGAGATAACCACCAAGGATATGGATGGTTTGAATAGGGCCATAGTCGCCACACAAATGGCACTCAGCCCCTTCAGCAATGACGAGGTAGAGAAACAGCTTGCCGTTGTTGCAACCCTGCTAGTGAAGCCAGCAGGGGAGAATGCTCAAGACCAGACGATCCGCATTAAATCTTTAGCTATGAAACTATCAGAGTTTCCGGCTGACATTGTTACCTATGCTTTGGATCGTGTCGTTGAACGCTCTACTTTCTGGCCTTCATACGCTGAAATCTATAAGCACATCGAGTGGCGTGTAAAGAATCGCAACCTGTTGCTCGATGCTTTGTTAAAGAAACGTGTTGATCTTACTGCGCAGTTGCAGTAAGTTAATAAAAAGGGAGAACCAAAATGAATAGACTAGGATTTTTAGGCGGCTCAGATATGCGCCGCATCATGAACGGTCAGTGGGGTACATTGTGGGAAGAGAAAACTGGCAGAGTACAGCCGGATGATCTTTCAAATGTATTGCCTGTCCAGCTAGGATCATTCACTGAACAGTTCAATCTTGATTGGTTTGCTCAAGAGTATGAAACTGAAATCAAAGACAGCCAGCGTGAGTTCAAATTAAATTGGAACGGTGTCCCTCTGAAGGGGCAGGTTGATGGCATGCTCAACAAGCATGACACTATGGCTGACATCATTGAATGCAAGCACACCTATGAAATGAACAAGATGGATTCTTGTTTAGAAATGTACATGCCGCAGATGCAATTCTATATGTGGCTGGCTCAAGCAAAGGGATGTTACCTATCAGTAATCTTTGGAAATCGCAGATGGGAATCTGCATATGTCCAAATTAACTGGGATTACATTCACAAGATGCAGGTACATATCAAAGAGTTTTGGAGGCTAGTCCGTGAGGACATCGCCCCTTTTAACGACAGTGATGTGCCGCCTGTATCTATAGATAAGATTAAGGTTGATGGTCTGGTTCGCAGAGATGCATCATCTGACAATGAGTTTATCAGCAGATGCCACGACTACATCGAACAAGAACAAAGTGCCAAGCTATTTGAATCAGCCAAGGCTGACCTCAAAGCTATGGTCGGAGATGATGAGCGAGAAGTTTACTGTGACCTTCTCACCATCAAACGCGATAAACGCGGTTCACTCAGAGTCACAGTTAAGGAGAACCAATAATGGAAATACAAAACCTAGCATCCGCCTTGATCCAGTTCCATGACACTGGCGCGGCGGCAAAGAAGGCGGCAAACAATCCCTTCTTCAAATCTAAATACGCTAGCCTTGAGGAAGTCATTGAGACTGTCCGTGCTGAAGCAGGTAAGGTTGGCCTAACATTCACACAGCTAGTTGATTTCGATGAGCATCATATGTTTGTAACCACAATCATAATGCACAAGTCTGGCGAGTCATTGTCAGGACGCACACCTGTCTTGACTAAGGATCCGCACGACCCACAGAAGATGGGGTCTGGTATTACCTACGCAAAGAGATACGGATTGCAGTCTGCATTCGGACTGCCATCAGAAGATGACGATGGTAACTCAGCCAGTATGCCTAACCCTAAAGTAACTCAGGGCAAGTCAACACCAGCTACAAATAAGGAGGCTTGGTAATGTTTAACAAGGGACAACTCAGCCGCATTGAACACAAGCTAGCTCAGATTGAGCATAGCATAGCGCAGATCAGGGCTGACTGCGTATTAGTAAGACCTGTTAGTGGCGAAGATCTTAAGCCAAAACCAAAAACTAATAATCGTCTTGGTCGACCAACTGTATGGGGAAAGAAGTATCCTCAGTCATTCTTAGACTGCATATCAGGCAGATACAAAACGAAACAACATATAGCCGCAGATCTAAATGTGAGCATCGGCACTGTATCTGCTTATGTAAAACTAGCCAGACAGGACGGAGTAAAAGTCTTAACCAAAACAGTTACTGGCAAAATTAAATCTTACAAAATTGCAAAGGAGCAATAGCATGACAGATCCATATGACAACACAAATCGGGGTGCGGCATTCGAACCTTGGTCTGAACAAAAGTTTATCCTGCAAGGCAAGATCAACATCGAAGGCGTTGACTCACAGTGCGCTTTAATCACAGCCGAATCAAAGAACGGCAATAAACGCATTGAAGTTTACCAACGTATTGGCGTCTTGTTCCCTAATCAAAAGAAAAAAGAAGGTAGCGATTTACCTGATTATGACGGCCCTCTTGATTCCATACATGAGCAACTGCGTATAGCCGCATGGCGCAAGATGAAAAATGACAAACCATATATGTCATTGAAAGTTTCTATGAAAGAATCTGAGCAAGAAAAGTCAGAGCAACCAGAAAAAACTATGGAACAGCTCGATGATGAAGTACCATTCTAAATGTGACGCAGAGGTGGTTCTCCGCTAAGTCACAAGGAAGGGCAGGGGTAAAACCCTGTCCTTTTTTTATACAGGTATGGCTAGCATCCGCATACGGTTGCACAAACGCTCTGCTCTGTTAGGAACCTGACGATACCACTTGGAATCCTCCATCTGGTTCGCCGCCTCTTCCCAATCCCCAGCATCAACAGCCGCCTTCATTAGCTTAAAAGCAGACAGCCTTGGATAGCCAAGGTTAAACATCATGTTAGCTATAACAAGCTGGGCGTCTTCTGGAAACAAAGCAAAGTCATCATACAACTTAAGGCAATCAAGCCTGACAGTATCAATGTCACGCTCGAACAATTCCTGTACACGCTCTTCAGATACAGGCGAACCAACTTCCATCTCATACTCAGGTTCATCCTCACGGCAGAGATGTCCAATGCCACAAGTCTTTAGCCCAAGATGGTCGAGGTAAACCTCATGCTTGATACCCTCGTCTAGCTCAAGATCAACACGCAACTTTGCTATATTCATTTCTTGCTCTTGACCGACTCAGCCAAGCCCCCTCCAAAATAAAATCCTACAATGATGAGCATGATTTCCCCAATCCAAAAATCACCAAGGATTGCTTTGACTCCATCAATGTCACCCTTGCCAGCTAGTGTCATGCCCAGCGTAATGGCAAAGCAAAGAAGAAAAGTGAATGCAAACATCAAGGCTAGATATCTTTGGGCCAGCTTGAACGGCTGATAAGCCTGTAATAACTGTACTCGTGCATCGCCTTTAGCTTTAACTTCCTCTTCAGTAGAGGTGTGCATGTCATCGATTAAGCTCATGCCCTGCTTTATCACATCCCCAGATCCGAGGATCTTGGCTAAGATACCTATCATTTCTGACTCTCCCTGATTGCGTCTAATGTTTCTTTGAGTGATGGTGGACGTACAGCATTAGGATCATACTTGCATTGATACTCGTCTGGTGTCCACTCGGTTAGGTTAAAGAACATAGTCTCTTGCGTGTTGCCAGCACCTCTGTAAACACAGACCCTTTGCTTATCAATCTTAGTGCAACCAGACTTCCGGCATGTAACATACTCAGGGCCAGTGCTAGCTCTAGCTTGATGCGCCATCAACAGCATAACAAAAGCAGTCAGTACACCAAAGCCAACAAGAATCATAAAGATCCAGCCAACTACAGCTACAAACTTGCGCCGCTTCTCACGTTGCAGATAGATAGTTTCCTGACGTTGCTTACGAATAGCCGCCTCTTGAGCAATAAGATCAGTCCAAGCCTTACGCCCTAGCGTAAACTCAATCCAGTTCTTTAGCTCCTCACGCTGTTGCTGTGCCTTACGCTTATTGGCAAAGGCTTCCATTGCCTCTTGCTCAACAGACTTACCAGCAAACATCTTCTTAAATATCGGAGGGTTCTTGGCTTCTTTCTCTGCCTGATCCAAGTCAGACAAAGCACCCATCCAGCGTCCGATATCTGATGCCATAGACTCAATGTCTCTGCCAATAGCAAAGCCCTTCTTGAGTGTGCTAAAGGCGGCTGATGCCGTAGCCATTGCTGAGATAGGTTCAATCATAGTAAATCGTTGTGCCTTCTGGGACCATCTTCGGTAAGCAATATGCTGTGATCTGATGTCCTTGTTTGTGTAGCGTCTGTGCATACCAGACACATGATTTAAGAGAGGCCCAAACAAGATCTTTGCTTACTAACTTCTTGTCTTCACCCAGCCCCATATAAACATAAAGCACAAATACGGCGACCACATCATCCCCGCCGCAATAGCTTCTTAACTGTTTCAGTTTCCCAGATACGGATTAGGACCCACACACCAGTAACCAAAGCCACAGCATCAGGGGCCATCTCTAGCCAAGCCGCAAACGTAGTTGTTCCGGCGGCAACATCGATGATTACTTTCTGGTCCTCACTCATAATTTAATCCTTCGTAAAAGTCGGGGGTCTGCATCAGGCTAATGCTCCGAATGTTGCGCTATCGACTGCCTCACTGTCGCCAGCCCCAGACCCGTGAAAAACCTGTAGCTTATACAAACTTGCGGTCTGATAGTAAGTGTGAACACCAATGTGCGTATGTGTGCCAGCGTTTGTAAGTTGCCCAATTGATGATGGGATAGTGTATTCAGCATCGGAATATGAATTAGTGACGTTTATCGTGTGATTTCCTGTAGAATTATCTACAACACTGCTGATGTTTAGGCTTTGCGTTTGAAGTGTCAGAGTACCTGTCGCGTCTAATCGACCAAAACCCTTTGCTGTACTGGTAGCTGTCAAGTTTCCTGTAACAGCAACGCCTGTGGCTGTGGTGGCGAGTTTCTTACTATTGTTATAATACAGGTCAACAGCACCATCAGGGGTTGCAATCAACATATTTTCTGTTGTGCCTTTAGTTAAACGCACACTGTCACCGTTAGTTTCAATCGTTAAACGTCCAGTGCCTAAGTCTGAAATTCTACTATGACCACCATCGTGATAAATCTGAAGGTCATTACCTGCACCAAAAATAGCCTTGTCATTATCACCAAAGTTTACATCGTTACCGTTAGTGCTTAAGTCACCGCCAAGCTGAGGTGTCGTGTCGTTTACTACATCAGACGCAATGCCTGTTAAAGCAGAGCCATCAATAGCTGGCAGTGGATTAGGAAGCCTTGCTCCATTTAGTGTGCCTGTTGTTAATGCAGAGGCGTCATTAGACGCAGGGACGTTATCTAACGCACCCGCAACAACATCGCCATTGGCGTCAACAAGGTTTGCTATATCTCTTGCTCGTGTCATTATTCAGCCTCTCTATGCGTAAGGGCTGTCACCAAGGACGCTTGTATCCCAAGCGGCTTTGAGGCCAGCGATGTCAGTAGCCGCATCAATGGCGGCGTTTGCTGGCGCATCACGCAGGGCATCCTTTGCGGTGGCAATATCTGTTGTGATTGCGCCAGCTTCCAGAGCCTTCATTAGCTCCACATCCTTTTCCTCAAGCAATGGCTTGCGGGCTTCGCGGATTTTATCCTTAAAGATTTCCTTGGCCTTGGTCATATCCTCTGAGATGACTGTGCCTGATAGTGACCACGCATCACGAAAGTCACGGTTTGCTGGGACGGTTGCAGTTGAGGCATCAATCTGTGTGCCGTCCACATCGATATATGTTGTTGTCATAGCTTGCTCCTTTTAAGCGGCTAGGTCTTGATTGATGCGCCAAGCATTACGCCAGACGCGGTTGGTAGGCAATTGCTCTTTGCGGCATATTACCAAAGTTTTGCGATTGCCCTTGTCAAAGTTAGCAACGACATCGGCTGGGCAGTCTTTGAGAATGAGATACTCGATGGCCTCTTCCTCGGTCATTGGGCCAATAGGCGGTGTGTCGTGCAGTAGGTATCCGCGAGTGTGCTTGGTGAAGCCCTCTTGCGCCTCATCCTTTGCAAGCTCA